CGAATTGCAACTATGCCTTGGTGGTTTCATTTTATAATAGGTCTCATAACTCTATTAATCCTCAAAATTGGAATCGATGGTGTCTCCCGATTGGCAGTTCGAGCTGCTTGGGAAGGACCATTTTACCAGCAAGAAGATTTCAGTTGGATGATAGTGGTTTTATTGTCAGCTATTTATGCTTACATCCAAACAAAGAAAGCACGGATTGAAGCTGCGTATGGGACTGATGAAAACCCGGAGTTTCTCTGGGAGACGTCAGTGACTGTTCCAGCGCGCTTAGAGTTTGGAAAGAAAAGTGGTTACGATCCAGAATTTAAAATTAAGGGTGATTGGGTGGTTCCACAAGGATCACTTGCAACCAAACTTGATTTTCTGGATGTGAAGGACCCTAAGATTGGAGCACATCGAGTTGCACCACTTTTGAGAGGCGAACGTTTTGTAACACCAACAATTAAGTCCTCCGATAAAGCATGTAAAATAGCTTCTGCCATTAGTGCGACCGATTTAAACATGGAACTTGATCCACGTTTATCGAAGAGATTTCACGGATTTTTAAAAAGAATGATGGCGGACCTGGAGTATCACTTAAGGTATGAGCTTAATGGCTATGAGTTTTGTTGGGATGAGTTTAAAGCCCGATATGAACCGAGCTATCAAGCCAAACTTGAAGAGCATAAGGAGAATTATTTCAACAAGCCTAAACCCAGGGAAGATGTCTTTTGTAAAAAGGAAAAACAATACACCACTGTTGATCATGATGAGAAAGACACAGAGAAGAATGATGTTAAGGAGCGTCAGATCGTATCTAGTCAATACTTACTCTGCAACATCATTTATGAGAAGGAGACCGAATTAGTGAAGGAATTCTTTTATCAAAGGTATGGCTATCATGTGTTGGCGCCTTCACTTGATATCAGCGAAATGGGACCGTTTTTGTATGAAACTTTTAGTGATGTTCCTAATCCACAGTATTTAGAAGCTGATGGATCTCGGTTTGATAAGTGCTGCCACCGTTTGTATGATAAGGAAATCAAAATGGCTTTGATTGGTGGAGTATCCGATTCAATATTCCCAGAACCTATAACTCATGACTACATTGAGAAAGCAATTCTGGGGGACGATATATCACGCGTTCAGTTATGTAATGACTTTAAGTATAAGGTCAAAGGTCGTCGTTCCGGAGAAGGATGCACTTATCTAGCAAATTCCATTCTAATGGCCGTTATCTGGTTGTATATATCCAAGGAAGCAAAAGTGCCGAAAGACAACTTCCGATTCACCGTCAGAGGTGATGACATGATTGCTGTAGTTTCACGTCAATACACAAAACAGATAAATGGTGTGATTAAAGC